AATGCTCGAAACCGTGATGCCCGTGGCAAGCTCGTTCGCGTTCGCGGACGTGGTGCCAATGCTAAGCGTGGCGCTATTCGTGAATGCCGTAGTGACAAACACATCAATCGCCGAAATCAAGCTTTGCGCCGGGATGACAATCAAAGTCGATGCCGAAGCCGAAGCCTGAACAATCGCGGCGTTCTGCACCATATCGCAAAAGCCGACATTGCTCGTACCGCTCGACCCGCCAACACCAGCAAGCGTGCCGGTGCCGTCCGAGTTAAGCACATTGCCCGCCAAAACCGGGCCAGTGAAGACTGTAGATGACATTACAGGCTCCCACCATGCTTGAGATTGAGACTAATAGCCATCGGGCTACCCTTTCGATTCAAGAGATACCACATTCGGAGACGCTTCGGAATGCTTATCAAGGTACTGAATGGCGGAAAGAAGGATGTTGCGGTTTTCTTTCATTTTGCCAATCGCCTGATTGCAGGCTTCACACAGAAGGCCACGAACCTTGCCAGTCGTATGGTTATGATCGACAGCTAGCGCCTTGGTTTTCCCGCCGCGCGTGGCCGTTTCTTCCTGATCGCAAATGGCGCATTTGTTGTTTTGAGCAATGGCCATTGCAATGTAGGCGCTCATATCAATCCCATATTTCTGGGTCAGATAAGTGTCCTTCCATTCAACTGGATATGCTTCACGATGAGCTTTCATGTATTCCTTCCGATCCGTGGAAAGAAACTTGTTAGCTTTTGAGCCCATGCCGTTTGTTTCGTAAAGATTGGCAATTCGCAAATTAAGCGTATCGCCATCGTGAAAACCAAGACGTGCACGAGGCCACTCACCGTAATGGAGCAACCAAGCTAGCTTGGCGGCGGGAATAGAAGCGCCATCAATACGAATGTACCGATAGGAAACTTTCTCGCCGCCCTTGCCAGTCCGGGTTGCCTTATCGCACCCAGCGATTGATCCTGCACACACATTCCGGGATGCGGGGACAATCCAAGTGAAAATCCCCGTATCAGCGTCGTAAGCCAACTTCTTGGCGATAGTATCAACAGTCAGGCCGTATTCTTCGGACATGGAAGCACCTTTCTTGGTAACGCTTACAGGGAAATTGTATATCCCTTTTTGCGTATCCTGTAAAGAGGCTTCCATGTTTTTACCCTTCTGTTGATTTCTCAGCAAAATCAAGAGGTTGGGAAGCTACCATAGATGGAGCGCCAGTTATAATATCCGAAGCTATACCTCTCGTAGCCCTTCACAAGAAGGTTATCAGTGACGAAATCCACCTGCATATCCGTCTCGAACTTGATGCGCTCCATGTAGGAGAGGCCATCAATGTTCGTGAGCAGGAACCAAGCGTACTGCGACGTGAGGAAGTCGTTGACCATGTACGATTCCGGCAGGCCACCGGCGGTCGTCATAATGGCATTGACATCGTTGTCGGCGGTGCCGGGGCGGAGTTCCGTCTTGAGAAGGCGGATCGCGACGGGCTCAAGCAGCGGAGGAATAATCAGCTTGCGAGCGCGGGCGAACACCTTCAGACCGGCCTGATCCTTGAAGTTGGTGCGGACCGCGATCATCGCGTTCAGCAGCGTGGCTTCGTTAAGATCAACCTGCGTCGAGGGGGTGTTGGCGACCGTGCTGCCGTCAATCGGGTGCGCCGTCGAACACAGAGAAACGCCGTCGCCGCCAACAGAGGCATTGTACGTTGTCGCGGTGTTCAGGATCGTCGCGCCGTAGATTTCCTTGGTCTGCTGGAAGGACTCGATCAGGCCAAGGTTCGACGGATGAAACTGGGTCTTGTACAGGTTATCGTCAATCGCCTTGCGGGTGATCGCGTAACCAAGACCAATTTCGGTGTGCTCCTGGTTGTACACATAGCGTTCGCCCGCGCCATTATCGAAAGCGGTCTGGCCGCCTTCGGTCTTGAGCTGGGCAAACCCAAGATACCGCATTTCAGCGGTGCGCTCGAAGGCCAGCTTCGAGTCGTGCTTCGTGAAAATCTTGTCGTACTGGCTGGGAATCATCTCGTACCGGCCTTCGATGCCCCTCAGACCGGGCAATAGAAGGTCTTTAATTGCGCTAAGATTAACCGCCATGGTTAAATCTCCTTAGTGATATGCGACCAAGATTTTCCAATCTTGATAAGCGATATGGTTGAAGGGCTGACGCCATACTTTTTAGCAAGCGTAACGCCAGATTCTTTCGATGCTTTAATCGCTACCACATCGGATGCAGAGAGCTTCGCCGTTCCGATCATCTCGCCACGAACATTTCTGCGGTGACGGGATTCTCTATCTGCTGCATTATCGGCTTGCGTTCCCAAACTAAGATGATCTGGGTTAATGCAAGACGGATTGTCGCAGGAATGACGAACAACCATTCCGTCAGGAATAGCTTCGCAAAAGGCTTCATAGGAAACGCGATGAGCGGACACAGTTTTGTTGTTTTGACAAAGCAGTCCATATCCATTGCGCTTTGAGCCCTTCCACACCCAGCAACCCGTTTCGGACTGATAAACGCGATTCATCAGCGTATACTGAAGAAGCATTTTGTCAGAAACCGAAACGAAGGTAGCCATTTCAAGCTACTCCTTAAATGCCGGTGACGCCGGACTTCATGGCCGAGTTGTTGAACCCGACGACGATCCGGTTATAAGCCGAGGTGGAATCATTACCGTTGATACCGGCGATCGGGTTCGACCCGTCCGGGGTATAATTGGCAAGGGCGATGACGCGGAAAGGCAACGCGTTCGACGTGCCAAGCGTATACTGATCAGCATACGCGGTGGACAGGCCGTTCGACACGTTGCCGGGCGTGGTGCCAAGCGTGTTGGTGTTCGTGCCGGTGCCAGTGCCATACGCAATACCAATGTTCTGACCAATGGCCGAAACGCCAACGGCGGTGGCCGTGGTGTTCGAGTTAGCGGTCTGAACAATGAACTGCGCGTTCGGGTCGGTGATGACATAAGCCGTCACGGACGGGGCGCTGGAGTTCACGTCGCCGACGCCGGGAAAGTAGTTCGACCAGACAGTGCGCTTCTGCGACACCGAAAGGTACTTACAACCGACGAAAACGCCGACAAGATTGCCCGCGCCGACAGTCGAGCCATCGCCAGTGCTGTTGGTGCCCATCTGGCAAATGAAGCCAGTGGAGAGCTGGGCAACGGGATCGCCGTAGAAAATCTGAGGATTAGTGGAGTTCGTGGCGGAAATGGCAAGCTGGACCTGTTCATAGGTCGGAGCCGAGCCCGTACCGCTGTACTGATTGAAACCGTTGGGCGCGTTGGTATTCGCCATGACGGATTCTCCTTTTTACAGGAAAGTCCATCATCGCACACCGGGGCGACTAAGAACCGGGAATTTGTTAAACTTCCACGCCGGGGGAAGCCTGTCAAAAATACACGATTATAAAACAAAGTAAAGGGGGGCCGAAGCCCCCCTCATATCGTCATTCAGGAATGGGAACGGCTTCCCAACCTTTTTTTACTTTCGCCAGCGGCGCGTCCTTATTGTTGCGGCTAAACTCGCCCGGACGCGCTTCGCCAAGCTGCGCTTCCTTGTTGCGGACCTGAAGGCGGGCGCGACGCTCTTCGATGTTCCTAGCTTCGTCCGTCAGTTCAGCCGGGCGCTCCATGAGGATCATGCCCTTGCGGGTCACGTACTGGTCCTTGCTGCTGGCGGGCATCAAGTGCGGCAGGCGATCAACCGGGACCGGCTCCCAGCCCTTGCGAGCCAAGGAGACGGCATAGGACGGGTCTTCCGCCCCGGCGACCGTGTGGCGCTTCCACTCATAGGACCAACCAGGCGGGATGTCCGTGGGGTCAATGTAAAACTCATCGACACCTTCATCCATTGAGCCAATGTTGCCACGGATTTCAGCGGCGCGTCGGGCCGCCCTAGCGCGCGGATCTTCCGCCTTCATTTCCGGGCGCATTGGTGGCCTGGAAGGAGACGGGGCGGCGTCGTTCGAGGCAAGAGAATCAAGAACTTCATCGGCCTCGAAGCTTTCAACGGCGTCCTTGCGGGTCAAGAAGCTTTTGCGCGGACGACCGCGCCTTGATGTCATGTCGTTCACTGGAGTTTCCCTTCTTTCTGGAGAGCGCGCTTGTTCTTGGCGTACTCTTGTTCAGTCATGCCCCAAAGCTGCGCCATTTCGCGCTCGGCGGCGGTCAAACGCACTACATCCGGCCTAGAGCCCGTGCCCGTTCCCGCCCTCGACACAGGAGCGGACGGCGGGGCCGATCGGCGCTGCGTCACCTTGGCGGCATCCGCCATGGCTTCATCCCTTACAGGCGGTGCGGACTGGCGGTTGATACGCAAAACGTCCTCGACGGCGGCGAAATACTCGTCACTGTCGGGAACATAACCGTCCGCCACGGCCAATTGATGCGCCGCGATCATCTTTTTCGTCAAACGCTGATCACGCGCATATTCAGGATGCGCCCTAACCCATGCGGCGCTCTGTGGCGTCAACTGAGACGCCAGAGCCTCGACGGGGTCGGCGGGCTCATACTTGGGCGGAGCCTGCTTAGGCTGCGC